GGTAACGCGCAACCCCGGAACTTTTGTAGCGACAGAAATTTTTTTGTCGTTGCGTTTCGTTTTTAAGGGAGAAAAATCTAATGAAAATCAAGCAAACGCAAATTGACAAGGTCATCCCATACGCGCGGAATCCGCGCAGAAATGGAGAGGCCATTGCCAAGGTCGCCGCATCTTTGAAAGAATTTGGCTGGCAACAGCCAATTGTCGTTGATAACGAAATGGTCGTCGTCGCAGGCCACACTAGATTGGCTGCGGCGCGAACGCTTGGAATGGATGCTGTCCCGGTGGTGATCGCAGACAATCTTACTTCCGCTCAGGTTAAAGCGTATCGGCTGGCGGACAATCGCGTTGGAGAAGAAGCTGAGTGGGACAAGGAATTGTTGACGCTAGAAATAGATGAATTGAAACTCCAAGAATATGACATAGGCGTCCTGGGATTTGATGAAGCTGAACTGACTATTTCTGAAATAGATTATTCTATCCTGGACGATAATTATGATGTAGACGAAGGCCTAGACGACATGGAGGGCAACGTCAAAAGAGCGATACAGATAGAATTTGAAGCAGAGCATTACGATGAGGCAACTGAACTTATCAAATGGTGGAGGGATCAAGAGGCCTATGTTGGATATATGCTGATGAATTTCCTAAGAGAAGAAAAGGAAAAGATGTGATTTGTTGCATACTATCAAAAGGCAGACCGGGGACAAAAACATTTAAGCTCTTCGAGGCGGTGGGAATTAAGTCTTACCATTTTGTCGAGCCGCAAGATCTGTCAGCATACAAAACGCAACCGAACATCATTGACATAGGATTAAATGATCAAGGAATTAGTTATGTCAGAAATTTTATACTGGACTGGGCCAAGGCAAACGACGAGGAGTGGGTGATAGTTTGCGACGACGATATAACAAGTTTTGGATTTTATGACGGCAAGAATCACAATTCTGATGCCGGGATATGGCTTAAAATTTTTGAAAAAATAAAGAAGATGCCGTTTGAAATTGTTGGGATAAATCACAGGCAACACGCTTGGCACGAAAAAACAGCATTTTCTGTGAATCGTAAATTTTCAGAAGGTTGCGTTATGTTAAGAGTTCCTGGAATATCGTGGCGCTATAAAGACGACACAAAAGAAGACAGAGATTTTTTGTTGCAAACAATAAAAAACGGTCATGGGACTGTTAGGTTCAATAGATATTTTTTCAGCACTCCTGTTATCGGGACGAACAAGGGCGGTCTGCACGATAACTACGCCAACAAAAGAGACACTGAATGGGCGGTTAGAATGGTTAAAGATTGGCATCCATATGCAAAATTGATAAAGACAAAAACTGGCAGGATAGACGCAAAAGTAGATATTAAAAAATTCGCAACAGACCACAAAAAGGTAGTGAAATGAAAAACCTTCATCTCGAAAAGGTTGGTCACAATATAAAAATCGGTGACAAGTGTGCGACCATAGGGCCAAACGTAACAGAAGATACAATTTTTTACGATGAAAGCGGTGAAGCTGTTGGGTTTTTTATGCGGCAGATTCCGCAAAAAATGCAGAACCTTGTCAACATAGCGAATCAAGAATTGCTTTCTGAGCGTGTTCCAAAGCAAGAAATGAGCAGGGGACCGCAAGGAAGCAAAAAAGACAAGGCCAAAAGGGCGAGAGAAGGCGTTAATTTGGTCACGCAGCACAGCACTATCTTAGGTGCTGTCCCGCCAAAACCACATATGAGAAGAAACTATCCAACGATTTCAAGCGTTCACAGACACAAGTCTGCCAGGGTTTTTATCAAAGCTATGCTTCTGACGGCTATAGAATCTGAAAAACTTATATGTGAAAAAACGCCTCAAATCTACGAAAGACAGAAAAATATCTTTGATCAGACGGTTCCAAAAAAATGGAGGTTCGGCAACCTGTTCACAAGTTCAATTTCTAATTTCAATATCGCTGCCCAATATCACAGAGACACAGCGAACTTGAAAGGCTGCGTCAATGTCATAATTACAAAGAGAGAAAACGCCCATGGAGGGAATCTGACTATCCCAGATTATGGCGCAACGATAGACAGTTGCGACAATTCTATTCTTGTGTATCCAGCATGGAGAAACCTGCATGGCGTCACGCCTATACAGGCGACCAAGAAAAACGGATATAGAAACAGTTTGGTTTTCTATCCGTTGAAGGCATTTTGTGTTGAGGGAAAAGATCAATAAATCATGGCTGACCCAGCAACATATCCAGTCGAAACAATCGCGCGGTTGCTCGATTTAACAACTCGGCGAGTCCAGCAGTTGTCTAAGGAAGGCGTTATTCCAAGGGCCGAGCGGGGTCGCTATGAGTTAGTCCCAGCCGTTCGAGGTTATATTGCCTATCTCAAAGAACGATCTATCAATCCGGGCGTCGTGAGTTTTGATGAAGTCCGAGCGCGTAAGACAGCCGCTGAAGCCGAAATGGCCGAGATTGAATTGAAGGAAAGGAAAGGCGTTCTAATCCCAACCGAGGAAGTCGCGCGATCCTGGGCTGAGATCATCGGAGCTTGCCGGTCCAAGCTGTTATCCATGCCTGCCAAGATTGCGCCGGTGGTGGCGGTTGAGGACACGCCTGCTATATGTAAGCAGATCGTGGAGGAACAAATCGGGGAAGCGCTGGATGAATTATCAAAGTGGGTCGGCAGCTATGAACCCGATGTCGATGCTGACGAGCCAGATGGCGGAGATGCTGAAGCCGCCATCGAAGCTGACGGTGAGCCAGTGGGCTGACGCGCAGCGGAGGCTATCGCCAGAGGCATCAGCCGAGCCTGGCAAATGGTACACAAGCCGAGCCGAATACTCGCGCGGGATCATGGACGCCTGCTCTGACCCGGCGATTGAGCGGGTGGTGGTTATGTCATCCGCCCAGGTTGGGAAGACTGAAATCCTTCTCAACGTCATTGGCTTCCACATTGACCAAGATGCAAGCCCCATCCTGTGCGTTCAGCCGACGTTATCTATGGGGCAGGCGTTTTCCAAAGACCGGCTGGCGCCAATGCTGCGCGATACGCCTGCGCTGAAGGGCAAGGTACAAGACCCGCGAACGCGGGACAGTGGTAATACAACCCTGCACAAGGTATTCCCAGGCGGCCACATAACCATCGCCGGTTCTAACTCTGCCGCCGGGTTGGCATCGAGGCCGGTGCGGATTGTGCTAGCCGATGAGTTAGATCGCTGGCCATCCAGCGCGGGGACGGAAGGCGACCCGCTACGGCTGGCCGAAAAACGGGCCACGACTTTCTGGAACTCAAAGATTGTTATTGTCTCGACACCAACGGTGAAGAACTCCAGCCGGATCGAGGCGGAGTATATCGACAGCGACCAGCGCGAGTTCTGGGTTGATTGCCCAGAGTGCGATGAGCCACAGACCCTGAAGTGGTCGCAAGTCCAATGGCCTGATGGGGAGCCGGATAAGGCGGCATATGTCTGTGCATGCTGCGGCGCAGCATGGTCTGACGCGGCGCGATATAAAGCTATCGCTAAAGGCAAATGGATCGCCCAAAAGCCAGGAGGCCGCACGGCTGGTTTTAAACTGAGCGGGCTGTATTCGCCTTGGATTACGTTGGCCGAGGCGGCGCGAGATTTTCTTGAGGCCAAAAAACTGCCGGAAACTCTGCGCGTCTGGGTGAATACGTTTGCCGGTGAGACGTGGGAGGAACAAGGTGAGGGCGTCAACGATGACGAGATACCGGGGCGCGGCGAGGCGTATGAGGAAATCCCTGACCCTGTTCTGATGGTGACGGCTGGCATTGATACCCAAAACGATCGGTTAGAAATTGAGGTCCTGGGCCATGCGATTGACCATGAGACCTATAGCATTGACCATCACATCATCTATGGCGACCCGTCGGCTCCGCAGCTTTGGAATGATCTTGACGCCTATCTGTCCCAATCGTTTGAGCGGGCCGATGGCGGGTCCATGAAAATCCGGGCGGCGGCCATTGACTCCGGTGGACACTACACCCAGGCCGTCTATGATTTTGTTAGGCCGAGAGAGCGTCGAGGTATCTTTGCCATTAAAGGCGTTGGCGGAGAGGGCAAACCAATCGCCGGGCGCCCGACGCGAAACAACATTGGCAAGATCAAACTGTTCCCAGTCGGCGTTGACACTGCCAAAGAATTGATCTATGGACGGTTGAAGATATCTGTTCCAGGGCCGGGGTTTTGCCATTTTCCGAGCCGGTATGATGATGAATACTTTGCCCAGCTAACGGCAGAGCAGGTTGTCACTCGATTCTCAAAAGGGTTCAGGAAGCGGGAATGGAAAAAAACAAGGGCGCGAAATGAGGCGCTGGATTTAAGGGTCTATGCAATAGCGGCGTTTTCAATTGCTAATCTAAGCATGAAGGCGCTGAGTGAAAAACGAGCCGAGGCCAGGGAGAAGCCAAAGCAACCACCGATGCAGCAAGGCCGATATGGCTCGCCCAATCGTAACTTTGCTACAAGTTGGAGATAGATTTGGCCAATCAATTCGACCCGGCAAACAGCCCAACCATTGAGCCTGAGCGCATCGTTGTCGGCGATTTTATTCAATGGCGGCGCGTTGATCTTGGCACTGATTATCCTAACGACGCTTACACTGCGACCTATGTCGCCCGCATAACTGGCGGCGGTTCGTCTGAAATTCAGATTGCTGGGGCGGCTTACAATTCCGACTATCTGTTCTCTGCATCGTCCAGCGTGTCGGCTAATTTTGTCGCTGGGTTCTATCATTACCAGCTTGAAATGGTCCGCAATTCCGACAGCGAGCGCATCGTTATTGATCGCGGCACGTTCACTGCGGTTGTTGATTTAGATGTAAACGGCACTGACCCGCGCAGCCATGCGGAAATCATGGTGGACAAGATCGAGGCAGTTCTGCAAGGCAGGGCTGATGCTGATGTTCTGTCCTACTCCATAAACGGTCGGTCGCTTTCAAAGATGCCGCCGAATGAACTTGTAGAATGGCGGGACTATTACAAGCGCGAGTTCCTGATGGAAAAACGCAAAGAACGAATTAGGCGCAAGATTGCCTCCGGCGCAACTATCGTGGCGAGGTTTTAGCATGGCCTTTTGGGATCGGTTCAAGCGAAAAGATGAAGCGAAGATTGCCAAACGCAATTACGCGGGCGCCCGTGGCGGTCGTTTGTTCGGAGACTTTGGCAACTCGAACAACTCTGCCGATTCAGAGTTACGATACACGCTGGAGGTTCTGCGGGATCGCTCGCGTGAACTTGTGCGCGATAATGAATATGCCAAGCGGTATATGCAGCTTCTGAAGACCAACGTGGTCGGTGATCGCGGGTTTCATCTCCAGGTCAAAGCGCGCAACTCAGACGGGACGCTGGATCAGTCTGGCAATGCGATCATCGAAAACGCCTGGAAAAAATGGGGGCGGCTGGGCAATTGCACTGTCGATGGCAAGATGTCCTGGCTTGATGTCCAGCGCTATGTAATCGAAACAATGGCGCGCGATGGCGAGTGCTTCATTCGCAAGGTGCGGGGCAAGAATTATCAGGACGGGTTTTCGCTTCAGATGCTTGAGGCGGACCTGATTGACGAAAAGAAAAACGAGCATTTAGAAAACGGCTCCCACATCCGCATGGGAATCGAGATGGACAAGCGCCACAAGATCACGGCCTATTGGGTCTTGACCGCGCATCCGGGCGATCGTTTCTTTCAGACGCAATCGCAGCGGCACATCCGCGTTCCGGCTGAAGAAATCCTGCACGTTTATATGCCGACCCGCTCGCACCAAACGCGCGGCGAGCCGTTTATGACGCCAGCGCTGTCAGCCATGAAACAGTTGATGGCCTTCCGCGAGGCCGAATTAATTGCTGCCAGAATATCGGCGTCAAAGATGGGCATTATCACAAGCCCAGGCGGTGACGAATATGTTGGCGATGATGCCGACGATCATATGCCAGTGATCTCCACCGAGCCTGGAAGCTGGCATGCTCTGCCTGCCGGCTATGGCATGGAGATGTTCGATCCCAAGCACCCCAACACCGGGTTCGGCGAATTTGAATCTGCCATGCTGCGGGGGATATCGTCTGGCCTTGGTGTTAGCTATGCGGCGTTGTCCAGCGATCTGAGCAGCGTGAATTATAGTTCTATTCGCCAAGGCGCTTTGGATGAACGGGATGGTTACAGGGCGCTGCAACAGTTCGTGATTGAACACGCGGTTGAGCCGATCTTTAGAGAATGGCTGATGTCGGCCATGGACTTTGGCGATATGCCAATCCCAGGCACTCGGTTCGACAAGTTCGCAGACAACTCTGCTTGGCGCGGACGCGGCTGGAACTGGATTGACCCGCTCAAAGAAATGAACGCGGCGGTGGTCGGGCTGCAAAACGGCATCCTGTCCATGCAAGATGTCGCTGGCCAATACGGTCGAGACGTTGAAGAAACATTCAGTCAGATCGCGCGCGACAGAGAGCTTGCTGACCAGTTCGGAATATCAATGACCTTTGAACCCTTTGGCTCTCCCAAAGCGCCGGTGGCGGCTGAGGATCAAGACGATGGCTGAATATAAAGGCGTCGAGATTGACACAAAGCCAACTGAGGCCATGGCCGAGGAAGCGCAGCGCGGACTTGATTGGCGCGCCGAGCATGGTCGCGGCGGCACTGAAGTCGGGGTCGCTCGCGCAAGACAGTTAGTCAACCGGCAAGAATTATCTGCCGATACGGTCAAACGAATGGCCTCATACTTCGCGCGACATGAGGTGGATAAGCAGGGCGAAGGTTTCACGCCTGATGAGGATAACTTTCCCAGCGCAGGCCGCGTTGCCTGGGCGCTTTGGGGCGGTGACGCCGGACAATCATTTGCAAACGCGAGGAAGAAGCGAATGGACAAAATCGACGAGGAAGACGAAAAGCGCTTTGATCGTTCCAAAATGGAACGTCGCGCAGCA